CGAACATTTTCTCTTGATATGGATATAACGAAAAGGGTACTAGACCCTCATCAAGAGAAATTACCTTTAGATATGTTTTACAGAAGTGTACAGGGTCTTTAGAACACTTGATGTATTCCTTGATTTCCTCTTCAGTAAAGTTGTGTTGTACTCCGTCCCGTTTAACATTTATGTTACCGAGATAAGTTTCACTTTGGTTCGGGTTCGACATCAATTACTTTTTCCACTTGAGATTCATTTTGTATAAGCCTTTGTAGGTCTGTAGTAGTCCCTACAAATAGATTGTTTGTCGTGTTACCCAGTTGTTTGGGTTCGTCTTTCTGATTGATATCTTTATTCTTCTTATTTAAATCCATCAACTTATCATTCACATCTGCCATGTTCTTCATCATGCCAGACAACACTTCAAATGCACGAGGGTGTTCACTTTCCCTTGCGACTTCAATCATTAATTCCATACTCTCTTTACCCTTCTCTAAGATATCATAGTAGGTATCACGAGAGTATTCGTAATCATCTTTAACGTTCTTTTCATTCTTATCAGTCATTATGCACTATCTATATTAGTTGTTAAGAATCCATAGTCACTATCCGCAGTTACACTGGACGGTGTTGGTGTGGTCTGTAGTGTATTTAGGTAAACATCACTGTCAGAACTACCAGCTTCTTGTAAGAAGAAGTTGTTACGAACATCACGAATAATCTCACCATCGCCTTGTGGGCCATATAGAGATATTTTCATATCGAAACTTAATGTGTAGATGATGGTTCTACGTTGTTCGAGCGCACCTTCAAAATCATCTGAGAATGCCGTACCTGTCAAAGAGATTGGAACATCTTCGGTCAAGGTTGGGATATCTGCAAATGGTTTAATTGTTGCAGTATATTGTGGTGCAAAGTATGGTAGAATCTGTTCAACAATCTGTAATGCATCGTCCTGTGATTTTGCATACACGTTAAGTTCAAATGTGATTATGTATGGAGTCGCAGTATAAATCTTCTGACGTTTTGTTATTGCGTTACTCGCCTTAGATATCTTATTTACTTTAGGTAATTGTCGAGTGGGGTCATAGGTCATACTCGTAATCTCAAAAGACATACGAGGAAGTTTCATTGCAACTCTACGTTCTGCGTTCTCACCCTTAGACATCTCTTCCAGTCGAGAGATGAAATTTCTCTTGGGTGCATAGGACAGAGGAACTTTCACTTGAGAGATAGTCTCTCCCGAACTATTATGTCTGAGTACGTTAAGATTATTAAACAACGAACCAAAGATTGATACCGCAGTTCTTACTCTCTTATGATAAAACCATGTTCCAAACATTATAAGTCTCCAAACGGATTAGACTCTGAGAAGTCAAGGAAGTCACTCTCGAAGTCATCAAAGATTTTATTCTGTGCATCGGCCTGAATCTCTTGCAGTTCTTGTATCAGTGTCGGTGATGCGAGAGAAAGTGACGTGAGACCTTTCAATTGTACGTTAGTAGCAAAGGTGTGATATTTACCATCGGTTGCACCAACATGTGCAAGTTGCATCACTTTATCTGAGTCTGACCAATCGGTAATTTCACCAATCATGTTATAACCATTGAACTCTTGTCTTACCTGTTCACCTACGATATAACCTTGGTCAGCAGAGTCCATAGTCAGTGCATACTGATATGCACCTTCGAATTCCACGACATCAATATCTGTGATACCAGTATCCAAGTCTTCATCATTGTACTCGAACAACTCACACTGCATACGGAATGTGGGTAGGTTCTGTAATTGATAGAATGGAGTCTCTGTCTCTACTCTACGTACCTCAAATATAGATTGAGATAGTGTTAAATAAATTAGGTCGCCTTCACGGGGACGGAAATTATTCTCCGCAAGTCTATTACCCACAAGTTGTTTCCATCTTTTTCTGGAAACAATAAAGTTAGCTTGGTCTCGCAGTTCGATACCAAACTTAGTAAACAGGTCACCTTCACCATCAAACGCTTCGGTGTTTTCGATATACATCTCTACCTTATAGGCAGAACCAAAACGTGACGGTACGTCATCAAGGAAGACAGAATCTTTATTGATAATTTCTCGTGGGAGGTAATATACATCCTGTCCATACATCTGGAGGGCTTCAATGATGATGTCCTCATAGACGGTCTGTTCAGAACGAACACCTTGTTTGAAGTACGGGTTCGTTGCCATTATGTTATCCTACAAAGAAGTCTGGGGGTGTGTCATACTCATTATATATCCGTTGACGTGCAGCTTCTATTTCTTGTTTTGCGTCTTCTAGTATCTGTCTACCATTCAACTGTATACCGCCAGGTAATGTCATTCCTTCAAATTTAATAAGGTTCTGACCCCACTGTTCTTTAATAAGTGCGGTTGCGTATTCTTTCAAGAAGATGTTGTTATAAACCTTACCATTAGAATTTCCGTCTGTGCCGATATACATTTCTACCATGACTTTGTCACCGACTTTTAGGTCACCACCTGAACCAAGGTCACCAAAAATCTGTAGAGTGTTTGCGGCCTTAATGAACTGGATTTGGGGTGTTCCTGTTAGTTTCATATCAAGCATTGACACATACTGTTGCATGTGTTCGTAGTACTGAATACCTTGCATTCCAGAGGTCAAATCCCACATGTCATTGAGACGCATTTGATACTGTACATCAAACATACCAATACCAGTTGCAGAATCTTTTATAGGTAATACCCTAACAACACTGAGTATGTTCGCAGAATTTATTCCAGTTACATCAGTATCAAAATCAATGAAACCAGCATCTATCATGGTTTGTGTGATAGTTACTGGTTGGTATAACCTGTAGCTACCTTCTCCAAGATATTCCATAAACATTTCGAGTGCATCATTGACACGGTCTTCGATTTGTTCATCATCGACATTAATTTCTATTACAGGATGACCTAGTCTACGTAAACAGTAGTCTACGAAATCATTCCTACTCATTATTTTTTGATAGTTTGACATTGTACTTATTTATCCTTAGTTTAACAACGTACCTGAGTTGTTATAAACATTAATTCTGTAGTGTGAACCATGTTGACCATCAAGTAAGTCTGCGTCCAATCCAGTTCCAGTACCGTCCACTGTCTTAATTGCAGTCATCAATTCTGCGGCACTTGAATAGGTTTCACTGAATGAGAATGCACCTGTTCCTGAGTTGTATGAAATGTCACCACCAGCAGAGAATATAGCTCTGACATCCGAGTCATCAATCTGAATATTGTTTGCGTTAACATGAATACCATTACCACCAACCACGTTTATGGTTCTGTCTGCGGCGATTGTACCACCACCAGTTAACCCCGCACCCGCAATAACGGATACTGAACTATGGTCAATGTGTTCGTTCGCAACGAATCCACTCAAGTTATCGTGGACAATGTCTCCATCTGTAGTAGAGATTGCACCATTACTATACGTAATACCTGTACCACCACTAAACATTGCCTTGACATTGGCAGAGTCAATATTAAAGGTTCCGTCTGAATATGATAGACCCTTGTTACCAGCAAACATTCCCTTGACATTGGCAGAGTCTAGGTTAAACTCACCGTCTGAGTCCACACTTAGACCCTTGTTTGCAGTCAGATGCGCTCTTACCTGAGATGCACTTGGGCCAGTGTATGTCAGTACACCCGTAGAGTTATTGTACGATAGACTTCCATCACCACCAGCATCGGTTACGGAAACAGATGCTCTTGCTCTTGCGTCAGTGTAGTAGAGATTAGTATTCTCACTCAAGTTTGCAGTAGTGAATGGGGCAAGAGTAATCACATCAGTGAAGTCATCTCCACTTGTTGCGATAGTAAGTGTTCCGTTTGAACTATCAAAGTTTACACCAGTAATACCCGATACACCGATTGTCCCCGCACTATCAACGAAACCATTTGCGTCAATTGTCAGTACAGGTATTGCAGTGGCAGAACCGTATGTTCCCGCAGTTACCGTAGTCTGTGCATCACGGTTCACTTCACCAGTGAATGTACCACCCGCAAAGTTACCACTTGCGTCACGGGCAATGATTGCAGAACCAGTGTTTGCGGCAGTAGCAGTAGTCGCAGAGTTGTTTACCTTACCCGCAGTACTAATGGTTGCGAGTTTGGTATCTGCAATTGCGGCATCAGACTTGATGTCTGCGTTAATGATTGTATCCGAAGTAATCGCTGCACTGAGTGTTACTGCACCAGTACCATCAAAGGATACGTTGGATGCAGTCACGTCACCAGATATGGAGAAGTTCTGTCCAGCTGCAAGTGCTGTTGCAGTAGAGGCATTACCTGTTACCGCACCAGTCAGATTACCTTCAAAGTTACTCGCAACCAGAGTCGCAAGACTGAACGAACCATCCGCAGTGTTAATTGTTCCTGTTGGTGTTGAGTCATACTCATCAACCAGTTTCCACTTCTCATCGGTGATATCAAAGAATATACCCATGTGAGTATATCCAACACCACTTGTACCAGTGTTTCGGTTAGTGAAGAAACCAGTATCAACATTAACGGGTGCGGCAGTACCAGACCATCTGTCTCCAGAATCGTGACCAGTAGTCGCACCAAACTCTACCGAGATATTATCGGTTGAGTGAATAAGTTGTTTGTTACCAGTCATTACCTGTTTGGTAAGTAGTGGAGATGCGAACGCACTGTCTGTTCCTAGTGCAACCGCAAATGTATCCTTACCACCCGCACCAGTTCCTACACCATCAATCTTGACATAGTAGGTTTGTGCGGTAGTACCTGTGAAGTGACCAGAGAAGAATGCATCGTCAAGACCACCACCAACAAAGGTAGTTCCTGCTTCACCAATCGCATCACCCTCATTGAGACGATAGAATGGAGCACCCTGTGTTACATTAGATGTACCCACTGTGGTCTGACTACCTAGAATGGTTAAGTTACCATCCACCTGTAGGTTCTGACCAATATGTACACCCTGTGTTACACGGAACGAGTTGACCGAGTGATTCTCTCGGTTGACCATGAGGATACCAGTATCGGAATCACCAGATACAACAACCCAACCCATACACATTGGGAAGTTTGGATATGCGGGTGGTGTATTTGTTATACCACCTGCCGTTGTCGCAGATACAAAGAACTGTTGACCCGCAGACACACCTGAAGTATTCACCTCAGTTATCTGACCCTGTATCATACAGTGTCCATAAGAGTTGTTTGCGATGTCGTGTGCCGCAAGACCCTGCGAGTTATATTTGTTTACATCTGAAGCATCAGAAAGTGCAACCTTCGGTACATCAATTGCACCAGAAGTGTAGTTACCATTGAAGTAAAGAGGTGAACCTTTTGGTATTACCGACCCAGTATCGTTAAATACTCGTTGGTGGTTCTGGAGACCAATCTCGTGAACCATACCAGTGATGTCATCATTATAGCTTAGGGTCTTGTGTGCATTATCATAATACAACAGACCT